TAAATACATACAGCCAACAACCACAACAACTACTACAACAACATTACCTCCACCTCCTGAACCTGAACCTGAGCCTGAACCTATATTTATAATTCCACCTGAAGAAATAAAAGATATACCTATAGAGCTAGATAGTGGTGAAATTGTAGAATATTCACAAAGAGAAATAGATGATGGTACATTAGAAAGAGACCAACAGAGACAAAATAACCTAGAAATGTATGGAGTTGAGTTAACTGATGAACAATTACAACGCGATTTTGAAGAAGATGAGTTACAAATTATGGAATCAGAAATCGGAGAAGAGTTTTTTGATGATGTTGATATACCTGAGTATGTGGAAGTTGAACTTACAGATGAAGAGATTGAAGAGCTTGACAGACAAATGGAAAGAGATGTTAAGAAACTTGAATATGAAGAAGAGATTGAGATATTGGAGTTTGAATCTCAAGAAGAAATGGACGAATATATAGATACCATTATAGAAGTTGAAGAATATTTGGAAGACTTTGAAGAAGTAGAAATTATAATCATAGAGGATTTAGGTGACATAGAAATAGATATGGTAGAATTTTATATAGAAACAGATTTATTTCCTCCTTCTGATGAAGATATACAAAAAGATTTAGAAGAAGTCCAAGATAAAATTATCAAAGAAGACAAAGAGGAAGATATAGATGACTGGGATACAGAATATGAAGAGGTAGAAGATGAAGATAACATTGAGGTTTTACCACCGAAAGATATTTCCGAAGAAGTTGAAGAGATACTTACTGAAGAAATGGTTGAAGAAGAGGTTGCAGAACTCGAACAAGTAATAGAAGAAATAATTGTTATTGATATACCAGAAGTTACTGAAGAAGAATTAGAAGAGTTTACTGATGAAGAGTTAGAGGAGTACGAAGATGCTAAAGAAGAAGCCATTGAAGTATATGTGCAAGAACTCGCAACCGAAGAAGTTGTAGAGGTACTAGAAGAAGTAAATGACATAGGTGTACAAAACTTAGAACAAGCGTCAGAAGAAGTGCAAGAAGTTGTACAAGCTGTAGTAGAGGAAGCTATTGATGATATTGAAATACTTACTGAAGAACAAGTTGAAGTTGTTGCTGAAGTATTACAGGTACAAACTGAAGACGTTGAAATCATTGCAGAAACAATACAAGAGGATGAAGTTGTAGCTGAAGCTGTAGAAGAATACGTAGAAAGAGCTGTAGAAAATGCAGATGTTGAGAACTATACTCTTGCTGATGTTGTTACAGAGGTACAATTTGAAACATTTTTGGAAAATCCTATTGACGTATTAGTTGACTTTGAAGATATATCTTTAACAGACATAGGAGATGACATGACAAATGACCAGAAAGAAAAAGCACAAGAAGTGGTAGTCCCAGTTATTTTGACTAGAATAGCTAGTATGGCTGCCTTTGTTTTTAGGAGACAAATATGATAAAAAAAATATGGAATTGGTTGATACAAGCTATAAAAGAAACACTAAATCTTAGTTGGACATTAGTAGGTTTAGTTATTGCTACATTAACATTGACTGGTTCTGCACAACAAGTAACAGGATTAGCTACTATAATTACATTAGGAGTATGGTTATTAACCATAGGATTTAGAAAAGAGTAGAATTTTTATGGCACATGAAGCAAGAAAAAAAGCATTATTAAAAAAACATAGCCTTAGTGGTGTTAATAAACCTAAACGTACTCCTAAACATAAAACAAAATCACACGTAGTTCTTGCACAAAAAGGTCATAAAGTTAAATTAATTAGATTTGGTCAACAAGGTGTACGTGGAGCAGGTAAAAATCCTAAATCTAAAAAAGATAAAGCACGTAAAAAATCTTATTATGCTAGACATAATGCACAAGATTCTAGTCCAGATAAATTTTCAGCAAGATATTGGTCTCATAAAACTAAATGGTAGGGGAGGTAAGATGAAGTATAAGAAAAAACTTAAAAAATCTAAAAAGAAAAAGTATTAGTTATGGCTAAAACAGTTAGTTGGATGTGGGGTGGTAAAAGGTACTATGGTACTCTTATTAGAGAAACTAAGACACATAAGATAGCCAGAACTAAGAATGGTAAAATTAAAAGGATTAAGAAATAATGGCTAAAAAGAAACCAGCACGTAAACCTTTGAATGCAAAAACAAAGGCAACGTTACAAAAGAAAGCAGCTAAATCTAAATATACATATGGACAACTTGCACAAGTATACAGAAGAGGACAAGGAGCATATCTATCATCAGGTAGTAAGTCAGCTTCCATGGCTGCTTGGGCTATGGGACGCGTTAATTCCTTTATTAGGGGTGGTCATTCTCAAGATAATGACATAAAAAAGAAGGGCAAGTCTAGTGCCAAAAAGAAAAAATAAATATGAAAAGGGTGTTCCAGCTAAATATCTTAAGAATAAAAAGAATCCTAAATCTAAGGTCGCGGCTGAAATTAGAAGAACATCTAAGGCATACAAAGAAGGTAGGTACATAGATTTGAAAGCTGTTCAAAAATCAAGGGCTACAAAAAAATGAAAGTAAAAGGCGTAGATGCATCTAAATTAACTAAAAAACAACAGACTGCATTAAAGAAACATTCTAAACATCATACTAAAAAACATATACAATATATGGTAAACTCAATGAAACGTGGTTCTAGTTTTTCTAAATCACATACAAATGCACAAAAGAAAGTAGGTAAATAATGCCTAAAGGTAAAAAAGGTTATTCTGCAAAACAGAAACAAATAGCTAAATTAGCGCCACCTTTTAATAAGATTACAGCAGCTGATTTTGCTAAGCTTAGAAACAAAAAATGAAATTAGAAGTACTTAGAATAAGTAGTCAATCTGATTCTACGTCAGGCATTTTGTTTGATACAACTAATGGTAAGCGTACATTTATGTGTTATACGATTGAAGATGAACAACGTGATGTAAAAGTTTGGGGTGAAACAAGAATACCTGCAGGCACATATAAATTAAAACTTAGAACTGAAGGTGGATTTCATAATAGATACACAGGTAAATATGGTGATTGGCATAAAGGTATGATATGGGTACAAGATGTACCTGAATTTGAGTATATTTTATGGCATACGGGGAATACAGATGAGTCAACGGCAGGTTGTTTAATACTTGGCCAGACACAAGAAAGTAATTTAATTAAACCTGATGGTTGGGTAGGCTCTAGTGTTTCAGCATATAAATTTGTATATCCACGTGTATCTGAAGCTATATTGTCAGGTCAAGATGTAGAGGTTACTTACATTGATTATGATGGTGCTATAAGTCCAATTGAAAAAGTAGATGAGATATTAAAGGAAACACAGATATTTGATGTAGAAGAAAAACTGCAAGAGATAAGTGGAGAAATCCAAATACTGTCTGCTAAACTTGAGGGAAAGAGATTTTGGTAATGATTAAAGGTAAAAATTTTAATAACGAAGATGACATTGACCCAAAGAAAGTTAAAGTTCCTGGGCAACAACCCTTTGTAGAGTATGGTCCTCCAGGAGATATGGATGCTGTTCCTTTTGAAGCTAGTCAAAGCAAACAATTACAAGGTTTAGAAAGTGATATAGGTGCATTAGAAGACACAGTAAAATCTATGTCACAAAAAGATTTACAAAAACAATTAGGTGAAGGATTTACATTTGAAGGTAGAACTTTTAAACCTGAAACAACAGTGCAACAATTTTATGAATCAGAAATAGGTGCAAAAGCTGGACAAATAGAAATGGAAAAACTTCGTATGGGAGAAACATATGAAAATATTTCTAGAACAAAAGCAGTACAACAAGCATCTGATGCAGCTGGTTTAGGTATGGATGTAGATATAGTACAAAGTACAGTAGAAGATGTACAACCTAAAGGTAAATCTGTATTAGGTAATCCTACACCTACAATAGATAGATTTGGACAAAAGGTTGGTGGTACAGGTTATCCAGTTAATAGAGAAAGTATTGCTCTTAAATCTGAAAGAGATTTAGAAAACATAAAAGATTTTATGGCACGTGAAAAAGCTCCTACATTTACAGGATTAGATAAACAAGGTAAACCATTGCAACCAAAACCTGTAACAAATCCAGTGCCATCATATACAGGTGGTAAAGGTGACTTTGCATTTCAACAAGGTATGTATAGTAGTGAAACTAAATCACAAGTTCCAGATGCAGCATTACCTACAGCTAAAGAAATAAAACCAAATGTAGCTATAGGTAAAGGTGTAAGTAATGAACCTGTATATCAAGCAGCATTAAAAGAATATAAAAAGAATTTTGGTGATGTACCTGGTGGTGAAGATTTTGCGTTAAAAGTATTACAAAGAGCTAAAAGGTTTACTAAAAAATTACCTGGTGCTGGTGGTGCATTAGCTACTGCAGCAGTCGTAGGTATTAGTGGTATACTTAATAGGAATAAGTAATGTTAGAGAAATTTAAAAGACAAAGAAACTCTGATGGGACGTTTAAAAAAGACGTGGCGTGGACTCCTTGGAATGACGCATGGAGTTATAAAATGAGTGATTCATTAAAAGACATGCTAGAGAAAACCATATGGACCTTCATTGAAGCATTCATAGGTGCATTAGTAGTTAGCCCATTAGTTGGTGTTGATGCAAATGCAGTAGAACTTGCAGCTATTGCAGGTGGTGGTGCAGCTCTAGTTGTTGTAAAAGAATACGCTAAAAAACAAATTACAAAGTAGGGTATATGAAAAAAAATAAAGGCACTGCATTTACTACACCAAATATGTATGGCATGCCACAAAGAGAAAAACTTGCACGTGCTGCACAAGAACAAGGACTATCTAATGCTGCACTTAAACGTAGGGCTGTATTTAGAAGACGTCAGAAAGAAGCTAACTTAGAAGGTGCATATAAGTTTGCAGCTTTAATGGGTTACAAAGCTGGTATACAAAACGATATATCATTTCAAAGAAGTTATAGAGCAGCTAAATATAAAGGCGATATTTAAAAATCTTCGTTTATAGTTTTAGTTAACTATCTACCTTGTAAAGTTTATATTTTACTGTTATCTCAGTCATCGGGTATATTTTTTCTGTAATTATTAATTTCTTTACGATACCTATATCTTGCAATTCTGCATTAGGTTTTTTACTATGATTGATAAATCCGCCGAGTGGCGTTCTGATTAGACCTAATCCTTCACTTGTTAGGTCAAAGTGAGTAGTACCTATTACAGTATCTGGTTCTAAGAATGCCATAGCAAATAGACCTAGACCATGTATCTTACTAGGCTTTATAGTCACACCATTAGGTAATGGTTTATAAGTCACTACGTTATTATACTATCCATAAACTGTCAGGTACTTACCATCTGGAAAATCCCATGCTTCTAGTATGTCTCTCCATCTTGGTTCTTCAGGTGTTATACCACCTTCATACACAAAGTTTGACACAAGCATAAACAATTGAGAACTACATCGTCCTTTAACTTTACCTATACTTCCACTACTTACTATATCTTGTAGCTTTAGTAAATATCTAATACTATTTTTGGTTATTTCACCATGATTATTAGCTGTAGCTTTCATCATACCTCTTGGTGATTTCTTACCATTTGCTACAGTTACACGCTTTGGTGCTAACACTGTGCCACCATTCTTACCAAAACTCAGTGGTGTCTCACTAAATACACCAAAAGAATGTGTTGATATAGAACTTTCTAACTTATGTGTTGTATCTAAATCTAACTTTAACGTTTCTCTGTCTATTTTATATGATACCCATATCTCTTGCTTTACTGTACCCCACTCATCACTATACCTAGAGTGATTTGATTCATATGTACAACCAAGTAACCTTCTGCCTCCATAGGTCTCTAGCTTGCCAGCAGCTGCGACCATGGACGAGTTGTACGCTATAAGTTTCTCTTTGGATGTACGTGGTGTCACATAGTTTCTAGCTTCTTTTGTAGAAAACTTTGTTCCTATTACTTTATTCATTCTTCCTCCTCTAATACACCTAACTGTTCGTTATAATCTCTTACAAATTTATCCATAAGAAATCTTAAACGTAACATATCAGGTTTAACTTTCATTGTGGTACTACCACATGCTTTTATAAACTGTTTACCCCAAGCTCTCATAAACTCTGGGTTATTAAATATATTTATTTTATCTATGTTTTGTATTCTATTAACTTACCTCACCTTCCAATCTTTCTATACAATCATCACAGTAATGTACAAGGGTGAAGTCAGTAAAATAACCTGCTCCACACAAGTCACATATCAGATTAAGTACTTTATTAATCTGCTTTCTGTATTTACGAGACATACTTTCATACGTCATACTCTATTCTTTATAAGATATTTGCAACATTTCATTATTAGTTCCTTTCCAACAATGTTTACTACTGTTCCAGTGATGCCAACCATCATTGTAAACTAACCATGCAGCAACTGCTGTTGATACTTCTGGGTTAGTTCTATCACTTATTATATCAAGTTTAGGAGTTAACCAACTCCATGTATTGTCATTAAATTGCCAAAGGCCAACGTCTTTTGTACCGTCAGTATTGATACCAACAGCCAGTGGCTTGCCTCTGCTTTCACAGTAGACTATACCTAACGCACGTATTACGTCAGCCTCGGCAAAGTACTCGTCTATAATTCCATACCAAGAAGATACCACAGAAAGTTTCGTACGCTCTTCTCGACACTGCATATAGTCGTGTACATTTTCAACTGTAAGCATCGGGGGAGATAACATACAGCTGATAATTAATCCTAACATTAGCTAATGCTAGCAGTAGTACTAGGCACTTCAGTGCAGTAGTACATTGCTACACCTTTTTGTTTACCTTTAACAGTAACAATTTTATAA